GCTGGGCTGCTCAGGGCCTGAGCCGAGCGTGTGATGTCGGCCAGGAAGGTGGGCGCGTGAACCAGGTCGAAGTTGATTGGGTCGGCGTTGGCCGCAGCCTGCAGGATGTCCCTGCGGTTGCGGAAGTTCTCGTCCACCTTGATGAGCGCCTGCTCCTGTGTTCGTTTGATCTGCGCCTGCACAGCCTCCCGGTACACCGCATTACCGCTAGTGGCCATCGAGGCTCGGAACTTGTAGGCAGCGTCCGGGTCGATTTTGGACAGCGTGCGACCGAGCCCCTCGGTCATGGTGTTGATCTTGGTCAGGATCTGCTCGGAGTCGACCTGGCCCAACTTGACCAGCTCCAGCATCCGCACCAACTCCTGGCTGCCTTCCATCTCAAACTGCTGAGATAGCTGCAGAGCGCGGGACTTGCGGACAGCCTGCTGGAACACACTGAGCGGGTTGCCGCCCAGATCCAAGTCGTCCAGCCTGCCGTTTTTGGCGGCCTCAATTTGCTCCGGCGTAGGCGGGTTCTCGGCAGCAAACTGCAGGCCCTCCCTCTCGCGCTGCCGAAAAGCCTCGCCAAACAGGCTGGCGCTCATGCGGTCAAGCGCCTCAGCGATCTGACCAGCGCCCTGGGCCTCGGCACGCGGGCCGATGTAGTTGACCTCACCCACCCCCACGCGCTGCATGGGGGAGGAGCCTGGTGCGCGGATGTCCACGCGGCCTGATTCAATGCGCCCGGTTGCCATCAGTACTCTCCCTCGCCAAACGTGCCGCTACCGCCACCGAATGGTTTGTATTTATAGCCACCAGAGAACGGGTCAGCTTTGGCTAGATTCGTCACGCCACGCGCCAGCGTCATGTTGGCCAGCATCCCGCCGGTTCTCCTGGTGGCCGCTGCAGCCTGGCCGTACTGGCCGGCCTGGCGCTGGGCCTGGAACAGGTTCAAAGTGTTCTGCAGCTCGGTGGACTGCAGCAGGCCGGAGGCATCCTCAAAACCCAGCACCTTGGCCGTCAGGGCATTGAGCTGGGTCACATCCACATCGCGCATCGTGGCGGCCACGTTTTCAGCCTGGACAGCGTCAATGGAGCCGGAGCCCAGCGCCACACCGCTGGCAGCGGCACGGGCACGCAGGGCCGCGTTGGTCTGCCTCATGTTTCGCAGCAAGGTGTTGCCGGCGATCTGCCAATTGCGAGACTCGGTTTCTGCCTTCTGCAGCAGGCGGCCTGTCTGCACGGCGGCATAGGTTTCGTCAAGATCAGCCCGCACCTCGGCAATGGCCAAAGTGTCGCGTGCTTGCAACAGATAGCCGGTTTGTTGCTGGATGGCCGAGGCCCGCTGCATCTCTGACGCAGCATCTGCGTCCAGGATGCCGCCGGCCGCTTGCGCTTGTCCAAGGGTGGGGGTGGTTGCCATGGTCAGGTTCCTGCGTTAACAGCCACACGGTAATCAAGGCCGAGCAGCGTCATCTTTAACGGCAAGACCTGCGACACCTCAATGGCCTGCTCGCGGCTGTAGCCAAGCACACCATTGACGCGCTTGATGCCGGTAAAGGTGGGCTCGGGCGCATCCAGTAGCGGGTTGTCAAACAAGCGGAAAGCCACCGGCTGGTTATTGACCACCAGGTGCTGGGTGTCCTTGACCACCGCGTTGATCTCGACGATGCGCTTTTTAAAGCCCACACGGTTGCCGGTCTGCAGCCGGATGTCCACCGGCATGGTCTTGACATAGACCGTGACCGGCAGGCCGACCTCGTAGCTTGCGGTGCTGGCCCTGTCAAAGGTAACCGAGCCGCCGCCACTGACAGTCTCATTGCCCTGGGGCACGCCGTCGCAGATCACGTTAAGCGACTTACCAATGTGCGGCAGGCTGCTAGCACTGGCCGCAGCACCGCCCGTGAAGGCGCAGTCCGTATACAGGCTGTCGCTCAACAGCTCTACAAAGTAGCGATCCACGCTGTTGAAGGTGCGTTTGGTGACGCAATAGATCTGGGTCACATCCACGCCAACGTCGATGAATCGGCCATCGGTGGTGAACTCGCTGGGGCTCGTGATCTGCTGCGAGCGCATCAGCGAGAAAACGGCCATGCTGCCGTCGGACTCGTTGGTCAGCATCAACAGGTCGGCCTCGTCGGTGCTGGCGGCACGGCGCAAGGCGACACGCTGAGGCGTCTTTAGCAGATGGCCAGACAACAGCGAGATGCGGTTTGTGACGTAGGTAGCTTGCGTGTCCGTGAATACAAACTCGTTGAGCGACTTGCCCTGGCGCTGGATGTAGACCGAGCCGGACTCGAGGGTCAGCACGCGGGTGCCAGGCTTGATGCCGTTCCTGCTGACGTTTTTGAATGTAAAGGTCAGCGGGGTGATCGGGTCGCTGTCGCGCTGCGGTACATAGAACTCGCCGCCAGTGGTAAAGACCTGAAAGTCACGCGAGCTGATGATGTCGGTGATGACGTTCAACTCGTTGGTATCTAGCGTGGCCTCGACCGCATCGTCGTCCAGGGACTCGGTCGGCACAAACTCAAAGAACAGTCCGATCTTGCTGCCCCAGATGGTGGACGGGCGCGACTTGCTGCCGCCGAAATACAGTCGGCCTTCATGGAAAGTGACCGACCGCGGCCACCCCTTGGTGCTGCTCCACACATCCTCGTAGTTGTGCTCCAGCTCCCAGCGACCAGCGTCTATTAGCGCGGCACTGAAGAACGGGTACTCGGTAATAGCCTCAACAACCGTGGCCGACACATAGCGAACGATGCGAGCACGGCCCTGCGGGGTAGCGTTGACGTACTGGTTGACCGACTCGGTTGTCCAGGTGGTCACCTGATAGTTGCTGGCACTAGTTGGGGTTGTGGTGAAAGCCTCATCAACCGTCGCCACCTTGGTGCTTCCAACGTAGTCTTTGATGATGCGGATTTGCCCAACACCAGTGCCGCCCGTGATGGTGACGTACATCCCATTGTAGATGTCGTCAGTGGAACTGGCGGTTGATTTCAGCGTGATGGTCGTGCTGGTGCCAGCCTGCGCTGAACCGCTGTCATGGTTGGTTGCTGATGCTGTCAGCGTGATGTTGCCAGACACCGCAGATGGGGTCAGCGTCGAGCCAATGTTCGTGTCGAACTGTATGTTGAATGCGTACTTGGGGATGCTGTCAAACGTGATGGTGGTGGCCGTCCAGGTCGCATCGCTACCGCCACGCACGATCTTGACCGGCTGCAGATCGGGATGCACCACAATCAGGGTGTCCGCGCTCTGCGTCCAGCACATATCGTCCACCATGTCGCTGGTGACACTGGTGGTCAGGTAGTTGTTGGCACCACCGTTGATGGCCGTGACCACAGCCCCGTTCTTGATGACGTACATACGCTGGTGCGTGAAGCACAGCATATAACTGTCGGACACCGAGAACTGAAACGGCACTAGGCGCACACCGTTGCCGGCGCTGGGCGTGCTGCTGTTTGGCAGCTCCAGGATGTGCTTGGTGCCAGGCCGGCGGCGCAGTCCACCCTGGGGCTGGATCAGCACGTTGGTGGCCTTGGCCAGCGCGTTGTTGTACTGATCCAGATCGACACGCGCCCGCATCAACGGGTCAAGCTCGCCCGTCGAGAAGTTGGTCTGCAGGTCAACGAATCGGGACATCAGTACCTCGCCGTGATCAGGGTGTAGTCGTCGATCACCTTGATGGTGTTGTTCGCGCCATCAATCTGCGTGGCCTGCCTGAAGTGGCCTCCGCGCCCGTTCTCGCTAGGCTCGCCCAGCGCCATGCGCCGCCAGAAGCCAGCCTTCTCAGCTTGCTCGGTGATCGGCTCGGCAATGTGCCAGGCCACCTGGTACTTCAGCAGCTGCACGAAATACTGCGGCATTGCGTACTCGGGGGTGCTGTACTGGTAGTCGATGTAGACCGTTTCCAGATTAGTCAGCAGCTGGTCGCCCTGGATCTCCCACTCCTTGCGTGGCGTGGCACCAACAGCAGCCGAGTCATACACGGCGCGGGGGCCACCCAGGCGGTCGCCGGGAAGTTGGTAGGCGTACTTCCAGACGCTGCCAGGGGCCGTGATCAGCCGAGACAGCGCAATCTTCTTCATGCTGAAACTCCACGGATACATCATCAGCGTGGAGTCTCGGATGTCGGGGTATAGGCGGTCACACACGCTGGACTCGTCGGTGCCATCGTTGAAGGACGAAATGGCCTTCGCGCCCAACATCAGTAGGGCATCCGAACAGATGGTGATTCCAGTGTCGCCTGCTGCCATGTGAACCTCTCAATGTGAGAAGGGCCAGCCTCCGATTGCTCAGGGGCTGGCCCACTTTTGCCGGCGAGGATTAATCGCCGTCAGTGGCCGACAGGGTGGTGCCGTCGGTAACGTCCACCACGCCGGAGGCGTTGGAGACAACATACACCAGGGTGACCACGGCGGTAGTGCCGGTGGAGGTCACGCAGTGGATGACATCGCCAACTTCCAGGGTGTTGGCCAGCGAGTTGAAGTACCCGCTGGTGTTGACATCAGCAATGGCGTCGGTGGTTTTGTAACCATACATCGACGGGGCATTGCCACGCTTGGATGCGCTGTACGCGGTAAAACCGTCAGCAGAGTAAGCCATATTTCAGACCCTCCTATTAAGCCGCAGCCGCAGTGTCGCGGGCGGTGATTTTGACGATACCCTCGGCGTCGATGGCAACCGACCCAGCGGAGAACAGGGCGTTGACAAGCCAGCTGGTCTTCTCGGGGATGTAGTTGATCTCGGTGCGAGGAGCGATGCCTTCGGCGTAGCCAATCGCTTGGCTATGGAAGGCGTACAGGGTACGGTCGGAAGAACCGTCGATGGGCAGGCCACCTTCAGAACGATCACCCAGCACATGGAACTGGAAGCCCATGAATGCGTTGATCTCGCCCTGAACCAGCGCCTTGACCGTGTTGAAGTCAGAGCTGGTCACCGAGGTCTGCTCCAGCATCGCGGCCAGGGAGCTGGCGTGAATGATGATGTGGCGGCCATCGGACGGAACGTTTTTGGCGTTCAGGATCTTGGCAGCCTCGCGCAGCTTGGCGATGTTCATGTTGGTGTTCGCACCGCCGATGGAGTTGGCGACAGTGCCGGTGCCGGAAGCAGCAGACAGCGCATCAAGGATCAGCTGATCCTGGCGGCGGCCAATTGCTGCACCGACCACTTGGGCCAGTTCGCTACGCTCATCAAAGTTGACCTTCTGCTGGCTGAAGATGTCGCTGTACTCAGCGGCATTCCAATCGCCCATCGTGCAGGTCACGGTGGAGAAGCCGACGTTCATCGGCGTGACATCGGTCTGGGTCACGCGGGCAGTAGCCACGCCTTTGCCAACCTTGGGGAACTTAACGGTGGAGCCTTCGACACCCCGACGCTGACGCACAGCGCCCACCAGCATTGCTTTGCCCTGGTAGGCTTGTTTGACCTCAGCGTCGAACAGGGTCACAAAGGCGTTCGACAGAGAAACGCTCAAGGCGTTCGACAGAGAAACGCTCATGATTTACCTCATTCGGTTGTTGGACAGGGTTTGCGCGTCGGTGAGCCGGAGAACCGGGCCTGTGCTTGCTGCTTACGGCAGCCGCTCGTCAGCATCTCGCTGCGGTCAGGGTCACCTTGCGGTGGGCCTTGGCCATGATTGTAGGGAAAAAACGACGTTGTCAACAGCCCCTGTTGCGATTTGTACAAAAAAAACCCCGGCGGGTTAGGCCGGGGTAAATGGCAACTGCCTTGCGGCAGCCCTTGGAGACAATCAGCTCATCACCTGGTTGAACAGGCGTTCGACCTTTTGCCGGTAGGCAGCATCGGTCTTGTACTTGGGATCGGCCACCATCTGGTACAGCTCGTCTTTGGTGGGTGCGCCGTCTATCGGGACAGTCTCAATCGGCACCCGGCCCTCATAAGCCTCGCGGATCTTTACCAAAGCCTGCAAACCACGGGCAGTGCCGCCCATGATCTTGAACTCCTCAAAATCCTCCTTGGCCCAGACGCCCTTGTTGACCAGACCACGCGCCCAATCCACCATCCCGTTGACCAAGGCGTTCGCGTTGGGGCCGAGCTTGGCCATCTCGGCCTTGGGATCGATCATATCAGCCGACATGATTTCCTGGGCATTGGTCTGCAGACGGTCAACCAGGTCGTCAAACTGCGCCTGATTTAGGCCGTTTTCTTTAGCCCAGCCCACAATGGTGCTTGCCATTGGGTTATCTGCTGCGGCCTCTCCAAACTTGCTGGTGTCGTACTTGCCGTCAGCCGGCGCATTGTGTGCGCCCTTGCTGATCTTGCCGCGCAGGTCGCGCCAGGACTTGGCCAGGCTTTCGTAGTCGGGCCTGCCGTCCTTGACGAAATTCTCCGGGAGCCACTCAGGCGGGGCTTCTGGGGTG